CACTTCTTCTGTTTCCCTTTGCAGCAGAAGCAAAACCGACTAAGGGTTGGTATACTATGGACGCAATGGGTTGTATGCTCGTGCGGGAGTGTAATGATAATGTTAGTAAACTAAGTAGCATTAAAGATCTAGAAAAAGTCTATCCTGATACCGATTATAGTTTGGTTTCTGAAGAGTTTAATTCTATGATCTCTTCTCTTCAGAGAGTTAATGTAAAGGTCTTTTTGGCCGACGAGAAGTATTTTCCCCCTGGTCACCGTGGTGTTTATCATACTGTTGGGAATAATTTCTTTTTGAATGATGCTTATATGCATCGACCTTCTACACTGATGACTGTGATGCGTCATGAAGGATGGCACGCTGCACAGGATTGCATGGCTGGGACTATTAAGAATAGTTTGATTGCTCTGATTTATCCAGAAGATAAAGTTCCTGGTGTGTGGCGTGATATTGTTAAAAAGTCATATCCCAAGTCCGCTGTACCATTTGAGTCTGAAGCAAAGTGGGCTGGTCTTACTGCAGGTATGACTGCTAAAGCACTTGATGCTTGTGCTGCTGGGGAAATGTGGAAGGTTTACAAACCAACTCCACTGACTGAAAAGTGGTTGCGTGAAGAAGGATACATTGACAACTGATCAGAACTGTGATAGTATAGTCTTGAACTAATTAAACGAAATGGCAGACTTTACTAAGTACACTGAATTTGTCAATCAAGTAACCAGTTCTCCTTCTAAGAATTATTACGACTTTGGTCAACGCCTTGCTCAACTCAATGATCAAGGTGCTCCTATTGAACGTCTTCTGACTGCAGCTGTTGGTATCAGTGCTGAGGGTGGAGAGTTCATGGAGATTGTTAAGAAGATTATTTTCCAAGGTAAACCCTGGAATCAGGACAATATTGATCACCTGAAGATTGAACTCGGTGATGTGATGTGGTACGTTGCTCAGGCTTGCATGGCACTGGATGTTTCCATGGAAGAAGTTCTGAACACGAACATTGCAAAACTCGCTAAGCGTTACCCTGAAGGTACGTTTGATGATTACTATTCCGAAAACCGTGCTGCTAACGATCGATGAAACTGCTAACACTTGATGATTATATCAAAGCTGGTGAAACATTCTGGCCGAAGTATAACTATGTTGCTACTACACTTGGACCTGATGCTAAACCAGAGGACATCCTGAAAGTTTTGGAGGCAATCGGTGGTGTAGCACTCAAACTAGCACTGGAAGAAAAAGAAGCACCATTCGGATTCAATAAGAAAAAGGAGGAATCTGATGGGTGAAGCAGTACACGCTTGGAATACTATGACCTATGCTGAGGGAGCACTGTTCTCCCTTTGGGTCATTGGTATGTACTATATCAAACTCCGTATGGACCGTAAATTTGGTAAGCGGCCCTAAATAAAAGAAAACCTCTGAAGGTCGATGGCTGCTAATACTCTTTTTTCTGATGTAAACGAACTTCACCTTGCTTATCTTCTCAATGGAAAAAGTTGGGGTGGCAATTTGGGCACTGCTGCAAAGACTCAGTATGAAACGAGAATAGCAGAATTAGACAAAACCACAAAGGGAAGGAACGAGCATACTAGAGCCGTTGGTCAAGCAGAAGCAATGGCAGCAGCAGTTCTATCATATGCTCATAGACATGGATATAGTGGACAACCAACGGAAGTTTATTGGACCGCTAGGTCTGGATTTAGTTTTACTGATATTGATGATCGTTGGGAAGAAGTAAGTAAAGATAATCCAGCAGACGTTCTTGTCAAATTTCCTAGATCAAACTTTTCAAAAAGTATTTCTGGAAATTACTTAGGTATTTCCATGAAGGCTTTAAAGAAAACGAGTGGAGATGCTCCAGTAAAAAACCCTGGAGTTAGAAAGATTGCAAAGTTTATTGGAAAACCAGAGGCATTCTTTTCAGATATTATTGAAGCGGGTGCTGATGAAGTTCATCAACAATTGGGAACAGCAAAGAAGAAAAAATTGCTTGATAAAGCAGCTGTAAAAGCAATTGCCAAAGGATCTAAAGCATACCAAACTCTTGAATCTATTAAGGATAAGTATCTTTCTCAATGTAGAGATGCTCTTCTTGAAGGATTCAAATCTAAGGATGATGGTGATGTAATGCTTTACATTCTTCAAGATCTTCTTGATACTGATAGACTTCCTAAGTATATTAAAGTTACTGGTTATGGAGATTACAATCAAACTAACACCGCCAAGGTAGAAAATCCTACAGGACAAGAGAATGAAAAGTTCAAAGCCTTAATGGATGATAGTAAGAACTTCATTTATGAGACTGCTGGAGGAGATACTGGATACTCATTTGGTGTAAAAAAAGGAACTAAAAGACTCATTAGGGTTAGATTTAAATTTGAAAGTGCTCCTTTTGGATCTGCTTTGAAGATGTCAATCGAACCATGGGCCACTCCGATTGGACAAGAAGAATCAAAAGCGGCAAAAATTAAAACAGAAACAGTCGTAGAGGACACTTGACAAACTGTCCACCACCTTGCCAAGCAGGGTGGTTTTTTGCTATAATACATGTATGAAAAACACCCACCTAGAGCACCCCGAAGACTCTATCCTTCTCGGAGATCTGTCGGTGCTAGATTTTCTGACCGCTCGTGACCACACTGCCACAATCAAGTGGGATGGCTCCCCTGCTCTGGTCTGGGGTAACTGCCCTAAGACTGGTAAGTTCTTTGTTGGAACCAAGTCGGTCTTCAATAAAATCAAGGTCAAGGTCAATTACACTCATGCAGATATTGAGCGTAACCACGGCGATGGTGCTGTTGCTTGTATTCTGCACACTGCTCTTGAGACTCTTCCCTGTCCTGAGCGCGGGTATGTTCAAGGAGATTTTATTGGGTTTGGTAGTGGCAGTATCTTCAAACCTCAATTGATTGAGTATGTTTTCAAGAAAAAGTTTACCGCTCCTATCATTGTAGTACCTCATACTTCCTATGAAGGTCCTTTTCTCCATCCTGATTGTCAGTTTAGTTCTCCGTTTCAAACTCCTAAGACAGGGATTATCAGTAGCCCTACTGTATCTGTTAGGTATCGTAGTTTTGCTCTCCGTATTTTCGCGGCGAGAACCCTCGCAAAGTTCACCAAGTTTGCAACACCACAGTCTCAACAGGCAATCAAGACCCACATTAACAGTTACATCAGAAACGACGGCAAGTTTCCATCAGCCCGCGTAATGTACGAGGAACTTCCTTCTAAATATAAGGGTGAGGTCAATGTAAACCTTTTTAGGTTGTACTTGTCTGTCCATGCGATCAAAATGCAATTGTTACGTTGTGTTTGTGACGACTCCAGTTGGTTCGTCGAGTGTCGTATAATGGACAAACCAGCCACCCATGAGGGTTATGTCATGACCACCAGCGGTCAAACATACAAGATCGTTGATCGTACTACTTTCAGTTACGCCAATTTTACCATCGCTAAGACCTGGAACTGATACATGAAAAAGTTCAGCGAATTTCTCGGTTCAAACTCCTCTTCTTCTGCTGTTGTTCGTGAGCAAGAAGAAGTTGCTCCTGAAACCACTGCACCTGAGGTTGATAAGACTCGTGGTACTATTACCATTGGTTTTGGTAGGTTCAATCCTCCCACTGTTGGACATGGAAAACTCTGTGACTCTGTAAAAGAGATCGCTGGCAATGGAGAATATCGCATTTATCCATCCCATAGTTGCGATAACAAGAAGAATCCTCTTGATTGTGAGGAGAAAGTTGAGTGGATGAAGGCATCTTATCCAGATCATGCAAGCAATATTGTGTATGATAGTAAGATGAAGACTATCTTTGACGTATTGCAGGCAGCACACAATGGAGGATATCGTTCGGTCAATATCGTGGTGGGTGCTGACAGACTCAAAGAATTTGAGAGGCTCGCAAACGATTACAACGGGCAGCTCTATAGTTTTGATAAAATTAACGTTGTCTCTGCAGGGGACAGAAACCCAGATGCCGAAGGTGTTGAGGGTATGTCTGCTTCCAAACTACGAAAGGCAGCTGCAGAAGGAGATTACGAAACGTTTGAGAAAGGACTTTCCAAAGAGTTGAAGCAAACTCAGAAGAAAGATCTTTACAACTCCATCCGTTTGAACATGGGTATTGTTGATATGGAGGAAGAGGTTGAACTCTGGGAGATCGCTCCTAAGTTTGATTGGAAGAACCTCCGTGAGAACTATGTGAATAAAAATATTTTCAACGTCGGTGAGTATGTTGAAAGTGTTAATACTGGTTTGGTCGGAAAGGTAATTCGTCGTGGAACAAATTACCTTATTTGTGTGACTAAAGAAGGATATTTGTTTAAGTCGTGGATCAAGGATCTGTCTGAAGTTAATCTCATAGGTACAGATTCATATCGAGAGTATGTTCAGGGTTTGACTCCACGGGAGAAAATTCAGTCCTTCATAAATAAGAATAAGAGAAGGTCTAGAACTGCCCGTTAAAACGATGAAGAAGAGCACATTCTTTGAAGAGCTCCCAGCGAGAAAGAATCCTGTCCACCAACCTGGCAGCCCTAATAGTGCAGCTGAGGGTCCTACGGGTGCAAACCCTAAGGGTGGAACTGGTGAAGAAGCCTCTGCAAAGAGGATTCGTCAGGCGGTTTATGACATTCGTTATCGTGCTCGTCGTGAAGAAATTGAGTTAGAAGCAGCGTATAACCAATATATTGGTAATACATCTATGACTGCTCCTGAAAAAGCATCTGTTCGCGAAAAACTTTTTGGTGAATCTTTTGATATGCTTGGTGAGGGCAAAAAGAGCACCGAAAAACAATACGTTATTCGCGTAAAGGATCGTGCTGCTGGCACCCAGTATTGGAGAAAAGCAACACGGAAAAAGATCTCACAGTTGAGAGCCAATCCCAATATTGGTGGACAAGGTGTAGAGATGTCTACATATAAAAAACCCTATGAAGAGGGTGAAAAGAAAAACAAATCAGGAAAGGGAAAAGTGAACACTAAGAAAGACGTTACTGAAGCTAAGAAGGGCGACGGGAATCTTGCTAATAACTATCCCCCCTACGATAAAGTAACTCGTGGTGATATCATCGCTGGTGCAACTGGCAATGACCAGATGGGCGGTAAAAAGAAAAAGAGAGGTATGAAAGAAGAGTGGGATTCTATCCTTTCCGATCCCATGCTCAGACTTGTTTCCGATGCAGAATTGGAAGCAACAATCTTTGATGTCTTTGAAGAGATTGAGCAAGAAGGATTCCTGACTGAAGCACTTGAATTTATTGATAGCGACCAGTTCCTCACCGAGGAAAGAGATGCTGGTGCTATTGCAAAGAGCAGACTCCAAAGAAAGAGAATGGATGCCACTGCTGATGGTCCTCAATCTGGTGGTGCTGCAAAAAGATTTGTTGCCAAGAAA